AAAAAAGGCTACTCCATTTTCAATGAAGTAGCCTAACTCTAAACAAAACCAAATTAAAATCATCATTTCCACCAATCTTTCAACACAACTCGAATCCTTTTATAAAATTCAAATATAGGTGAAATATTGTTCTTTTCCGAACGAATGACAATAAGCTTTTTGTAGTAATTTATCAAAACATTTGAAGAGATAACTTTATTATCTGCCAAAGTTTTAATCAAATCGTCAAGGCTGTCCGAAATTTCAATCAATGACTTTTTACTTTCACCCGACTTGGATAGTAAGACAGTAAGCACAGGCAAAAGCAAACTAAAGGCCGTCAACTTTGCCGCATTTATAAAACTTGCCAACCCATCTGGATAGGCAAGTTCTAATTGGATGAAGGAACTAAAGGATGACCACTCGCACATTGCAAAGATTGTCATGGCGATATTTTTCCAAATGCCATCCTGTACGTTGTAAGCAGTCCAAACCAAAGCCATTCCCAAACAAATAGAAACTATTACCAAAGCAGTTCCCGAAGTCCAATGCTGATTTGTTTGTCCTGTAAAGGAGGAGTATAATTCAAAGTAACCAATTGTTATGGTACCAAAAATAACCATGCACAAATAAATAGATTGAAATATTGGATCCGTGGCTACCCGGCTTAAAAAATTCTTACTTTGTGTCGTATTGGATAATTGATTATCTAACAAATCACTATCTTTTTTCTGAAAGTCATCTTCTAAAGTTCCATACTCCACTTTCAATTTTTCTAATTCCAAAAGAATCAAATCAGTAGCCTTTTTATTTTCAACCTTGAGTGCATTGATAGATTCATTGTGTTTAGAAACTAGGAGTCCATCCTTATACACTTTATCTTTGGAGTTTGCGTCTTCATTATTTTTCATAAATGCGACCTTTTGATTATATTTTAACTCCAAATCATTAATGAATTTATCATTAATCGCTTTAATTCTAACCAAATCATCTTTATGCTTTTTATCTAATTCTCTCTTTTGTCTGTCCGCTGCCTCTATTACCTTTAAGTCGAGTGTCGCCTTACTAAACAAATCACCAACTTGTCCATCATATCGGTTTCTTAATTTATTAATTGCGGCATCGTTTTCATTAGCTAATAGTGTCGAAATCTTTGAACAGGCATCCTTTATTTTTTCCGTCACTTCAATCTCGAAAAACATTTTACCAATTTGAGTTTCTAAAGAATTTATCTCATTTTGCTTTAGTATAGAATCTCTCTTATACTCCAATAGATTATCATATTCAGTCTTTAGGATTAAAACATTTGAGTTGTCAATTATTATTGATTTGGCTCGTTCTTTAGATTCTTCTATAATAGACAACAAAGATTTGAGATTATAAGGCTGATTCTTTATTGCATCCTCAAATACCGAAACCTCGATACAGTTACCATTTAAAGCAGAAATGTTTTTCACATAAGACTCATTCTCTTTTTTTATCTGCCTTACTATTGTTTGAGCGTGTCCCGATATAAACACCGCAAAGTCGGAAACCTTTATGTAATCTTTTCCATCATGCTCGTGTGTCGTTAACGTTTCAAGGTTAAATTTTGGCTTATTCAATAAATTTTCAAAAGTCATTAGTTATTGATTTATTTATTTGTCATTAAATACCTATTCAATTGTAAATTTAAAATAATTGTTTTAATATTGTGCTAATATTGTAAACAGTTTACAAAAAAAAACAAAGATGCCGAAAAAAGAAATACTCGATAGTAACAAAAGACCTATCAAAGGACTGTATGGAGATGAAGAGATAAAATTCTCAGAGGATAAAATTCAATCCGTATTCTCTAATTTTCAATATGAGGATGAGAAAGGAATAAGACTTGCCTTACAGCAGTTCGTGGCTGCCGTAGCTGGGGTAAACTTTAGTACACACTTGGAATTTACACAGAGCACAGAAGTTAATGCAAGTGCTTTCTCCACTTATCTTGGTAGTGACAATCCAATGAGCATTAAAATAATTTCAAAGGCTCTTGCGCAACAAAGTGCAACCGTGACGATAGAAGTTAACAATGTCAAAATGATTTTAAAACCGTTATAAAATTAAACACTTAAAAATGGAATCAATTAATTTTTTATTTTTCGATACCGAAACTTGGGGACTACCTAAACAATTTGGTAAGCCATACTATGAAGATTTGGACAACTATCCTCGCATTGCTTCTATTAGTTGGATTCTTTGTAAGCAAAATGGAGAAAGACTGTCAGAAGGTGACTTCATTGTTATTCCCGAAAACTTTAAGCCAGACAAAGATTCGATTGAGATACATGGAATTTCTGAAGAGTTGGCAAAAGAGAAGGGCAGACCATTAAAGGATGTATTGATGGACTTTGTAATGGATTTTCAACAAGTGGATAAAACTATCCTAGTCGCTCATAACATGGAGTTCGACTTTAATGTAGTATTTTCGGAACTTGCCAGAACATTCCCAAAGGCTACTTTTCCTAAAAATGTAGTTTCTATTGACACAATGAAGCCATTATCACGTTACATTGGTATTAAAAATTATCATGGTTTCAAGTGGCCGTCGTTACAGGAAATGCACTTAAAGCTATTTGGTAAAAAATTTGATGGTGCACATAATTCAAAAGCCGATACGGAAGCTTTGTTGGCTTGTTTCTTCAAAGTCATGGAGGATAAAAAGGGCAAAATAATTTTAATGAGTCAAATAGAACCTAATGTACTACTCACGTAAAAAAAGACCAACTCCAAAATGTTACTTCGTATGTTATTTAATAATGTATGCGGACGGAGGTACAGGAGGAGGTTCAAACGTTGTAATGTTAAACAATGGAGTATTTGATTCTAAATTAATTAAAAGGCTGTTGAAGCTTAAAATCAATGGAGTTCAAGATATTGGAATCACGAGTATTACTCAAATATCAATAAAAGACTTTCGTAGTGAAAGAGATGCAATAAATTAATAAAACCAAGAGTCACCATTGATACTATTCATCTTGGTGGCTTTTTAATTTCTTTATATATGGAATTTAGAATATATGAAGTCGTAAAGGATAATAACACAATATACTTTATGAAAACAGAAGCTATTTTAGCAATTTTAGATGTTTTATCGTAACAACTTGCTTATAGTAAAATTAAAGCCAACTGCACACTTATAGGAATGCACACTCGCATAAAATCTATTTTACTAAAAGTGTTTATTATTTTTGCATCCTTAATTACTATTAAAAATCAAAAACTTAAAATTGGATGAACCTATTTATAAATCATTAGTGGAATATTAATCTTGTAATATATGCCTCGAACAAATAGAAAAAAAATGAACAAAAGGAGTGAAGCCGAGATAAAATCGGATGCTCCACTTATTGCTGAGTTGTTTCTAAGGGGTGACACACATCAAGAGATAACGGATAAATTATGTCTTAAAAGAAAGGTTGAAGGCTACGTAACACGAACAACAGTTACGAGGGACTTACAAAAAATAGTAAAGGATTGGCAAGAACAAAAAATCGACTTCATAGAAGATAAAATGCTTATCGAGTTGACCAAAATTGATAAGTTGGAAAGCAAGTTATGGACTATGTACGATGAAATGATGGAGGCTTGGCAAAAGTCTAAAGAATTTACATTAACTGAAGAAAGACAAATTGGTAAAAAAATAAGTAAGTTGGACATGAATGGGAATCCTATTAGCACCGATACTCCCGATTCAATGGAACAACAAAACACCATAACAAGAACACCGGGTGAGGTTTCTTATATGCGAGAGGCGAGAGCCATAATGGATTTAATATCTAAACAATGCGAAAGGAGAACAAAGCTATTGGGACTCGATAAAATTAAAATTGAATTAGAGGGGAATTTAAACGTTCAGCAAATTATAGGAATGAAAATTTTGTAAATGGAAATACTATTCGATACAAACGGAAATCTAAAGCAAAAGGAATGTTCAAAGTTTTGGATAGATGACACGACAGAAGAAATTGTATATGGTGGTTCTAAAGGTAGTGGCAAGTCATATGTAGGATGTTCACTAATATTTGGAGATGCTTTAATCTATCCAGAAACTTTTTATTTTATAGCTAGGAGAACCTTAAAAGATTTAAAGAAATTTACTGTTCCATCCATACTTGAGGTATTGGAAAATTGGGGCGTGACGAATCAATATTATAAGTATAACGGTCAAGAAAGTTGTTATAAGTTACATAATGGCAGCAAGGTCTATCTTTTGGATGCAAAATATATGCCTTCTGACCCTTTATTCGAGAGGTTTGGTTCAATGCAAATGACAAGGGGTTGGATAGAAGAAGCTGGAGAGTTCACGGAGTCCTGTAAGAATAATTTACAAATTTCAATTGGTAGATGGAATAACGACAAGTATGGATTAAAGGGTAAATTATTACAGACTTGTAATCCATCAAAAAACTACCTGTATTCAATCTATAAAAAGAATCAAAGTAATACTTTAGAAAGGCATATTAAGTTCATCCAAGCCTTGCCAACTGACAATAATATGTTAGATAGTGGCTACCTTGACAGTTTAAATAGAATATTAAAGGGTGCTGAAAAGGAACGTCTGCTTAAAGGTAATTGGGAATATGACGATGACCCTAATACACTTTGCGAGTACGATAAAATTATGGACTTATTCCATAACGACCATATTGGACTTAATGAAATCGGAGATGAAATAGAAGATAAGAACAAACAATACTTAACTTGCGATATTGCGGCTTATGGCTCAGACAAGTTCATAGTTGGGCGTTGGAATAATTGGCGATTAAAGGAAGTTCAAAGCTTTGAAAAGTCGGGAGGTGCTTTAATCATAGGTGCTATTAAACATCTCCAAACAAAACACGAAATTCCTCAAAGGAATATTGCTTTTGATAGTGATGGTGTCGGTGGATTAATTGGAGGGAAAACAGGATTCTTACCAAGGGCGGTGGCTTTCGTGAATAATGGAACTCCATTAAAACCACACAAAGGAGATGAAGTAGAACAATATCAAAATGCACAGGCACAATGCTGTTATAAACTTGCCGAAAAGATAAACTCCAATGGAATTTATATAGATGCTATCCTGACGACAAACGAAAAGGAACAGATTATTCAAGAACTTGAAACTTTAAAACGGCAACCGAGTAATGACCAAAAGTTACGGATTGTGGATAAAAAAACTATTAAAGAACAAATAGGACGTTCACCCGATTGGAGAGATATGATAATGATGCGTATGGCTTTCGAGTACAAGTCAAAAACTGCAACTATCCATGTTGGGAAAAAAGGGAAAAGTGAATGGTAATTATTTAATCAAAACAACTATGGAAAAGCAAACTAGCAACGTGGCCCCGAGTGAACACCAAAAAGAAGAAACTCTTCGCCAACAAATCAAAGATGGACTTCTGCAAATATCTATTGATATGGATAAACTTTGTGTGATGCAAAAGAATTTAAAATATAGAGGCTTACCTAGATTTAAGCAAGGGCAAAGAGCAGTTAGAAAAATTTACAATATGCTACTTGAAAAGTAGTGAACTTTTAACATCAAAAATTAAATATTGCAATTATGGAAAATGAAATTAAAGGCAGCGGTGATGAACTTCAAAAGAAACCTACCAAGGCTGTCCGCAAACCTCGAAAAAAAAGAGTCACGACACCGAAAAAAAAGACTGTGAACGAATTGGAACCGACTCTGGATAAACCATTGGATGAACCGATGAAAAGTCCTGTTGATGAAGCTATGGACGAATCATTGGATAAACCATTGGATAGTCCGTATGATGAACCATTGGAAAGTGATGAAGGAGATCCACGGGGTGAAATAATTAAACCGTATGAACCAGATGAACCGATGGAAACTCCATTTGATAGTTCTGAAGACGACCCGTTGTTGGATAATTTAGTTGTTGATGACACATTGCCTTGGAATATTAAACCAGCTGAACAAACGGATGAACAAACGGAAGTTTATTTTCGTAAGGAACTCGAAATGCTTTTTAATTACCTATTGGAATCATTTGATGAACTTGATGAACTCCATCAAAAAACTAATTTTAGAGGTAGGAGTAGGTTCAAAAGGTCAAGAAAGGAATTAGGCAAGATTCTAAAAAAACTAAACTTTTTAGACTAAAATAAATATGGTACAAAGAGAGATGAACGGCAGCACCGTGATAAATATTTGTGATGAATGGAGAGATGTAACCTTAAAACAGGGCGTTGAACTATATAAAATTGCAATGAGGTTTCCCGATGCTGTCAAAAAGATTTATGCTTTCGCTATTGAAAAGCAAACTGACGAGATGGCTAAAGAGATTGGCATCCTAAACAGTTCACTAACTGATGAACAATTGATTAAGACGTTGCCAATACTCTATGGTGAGGTCATAAAATGCCTCACAGATATAGATGAGAATTTGGTTGACCAACTAATGCCAACTCAAAGGACAACATTCTATCAACAGTATTTGAGTAGGTTCATCATCGGCGTATTGAATTTTCCTATTGATTTGAAAATCAAAAAAATAAGTTCATTCGATTTTCGGGGACAGACTTTCTATCTGCCAACGGTGAACCGATTTAAGATAGGTAATTTATCCATTGAACAACCGATGAACAACGTTACTGCAATCGAATTTACAGAGGCAGCAGACTTACAACTTGCGGAGAAGGCACTAGATGGTGGGCGTATTGAAACCCTATCAAATATAATTGCTATTCATTGCAGACTGAAAAATGAGAAGTATGATGAACAGAAATCCTTGAGTCGTGCTGAACTCTTTATGGATGAACTGACGATGGATGTCGCTTGGGAGGTTTTTTTTTGCTTAGTAGAACTTTTCAACACCTTGAAGAAACGTTCCCAAATATTTTTGCTGGCAGCGGAGTTAAAAAAGGAGACGACACCGAACTTCAACAGTTTGGATGGTATGCTCAAATCGTATCACTTTCAGAAAGTCCAACAGAAGTAAAAAAAGTCGAACAAATGAACCTCTATGATTTTTTTAGGCTTGTGTCTATAAAAATTGCAGAAAGTAATTATGCGAGTTCATTATATGACAAATCATAAATTTATCAATAAATAATAAATATTAGTATATGAATATCGTTGAAGAATACTTTTACAAAAAAGGGAAGTTGGCAGTCATTGAAAAGCTAAAAGGAGATACTTTTACTCCATGTAGCCAAAGTGGAAAGTTGAAACACTATTTGGATTCTCAAACAATTCTAAAGATATGAGCTTCACAAAACTTAAAGAAGACTTTGGCAATGTAGCGATTAATAAAATTGGTTTTCAAACTTTTACATTTGGATTCTTATCACTAATGAATGACGGGAATATTAACTATCCATTAATGCTTTTAACGCCTCCACGGAAAAGGAGTAATTTTGAAAACGATAGTATCTCTTTTGATATTGTAATCTACATTAGTGAACTCGATTTTTATCGCAATGGAGAACAATTAGCAGAAGAAGATAAAACCGATATTTGGGACAGTTTGGATAAAATGATGTTAGAATTTTGCGAGGAACTACCTAATGAATATCGAATCCAAGGCGGTATAACGACGGAACCCAACTCGCATTCCTTTAATGATTCTGTAATACTCCATAAAGTAGTGTTTACAGTAATACTTGATAAATATTGTTAGGATGAGAATACAATAAACAAAACAGTACTTAAATATTTCGAGTACTGTCTTAAAAACTTTTTAAGTCTGGATAATGAAGAAAGGATTGTTACCAATTGCGAAAACACTTGAAAACATGATTAAAGAGGAATTACAATCTCAAAATCATATTGCCAAAAAAAATCTTTACAATAGTATTGAGGTAATTGTGGCACAAGAAATTGGAGGGTGGAAAATAGTTGGTAAGTATCTTTATTATGGCGACTTTGTGGAAAGTGGCAGAAAGGCTGGGGTGAAGCGTGTGCCTTTGGATGTCTTAATTGAATGGATAAAAGATAAGAAGATTAATTTACGAGGTAAGGACGAACGCTCGGTGGCGTTCGCAATCCAAGCGGCAATATTTAAAAAAGGTATTCCAACGGATGGAGATGACAAAAAGAAGAAATTTGTAAGTCGTACTTTGGAGGAGAATCAAAAGCAAATTGAAAAAATGATAAGAGATGCCGTTTACGTTCTTTTTGAGGCATCTATAAACCACTTTATTACTAATACTCAAATCGAAATAAAATAATGTCTAGACGTAAAAAAATAGTTCTGAAGAAGGAAAAGGCGTTACCTTTCAATATAAAAGTAATGGCAGAAAAGACAGTCGAAGTGGCTAAAGAATATGGACTCGAAAAGGCTACTGAATTAATAGATGCCACAATGAGATTAATCTCTTCAGCATTCCAAGCTGGTCACTCTAAAATACAATTAAAAGTAAAATTCAATGCTTATCGAAGAGTTGTGGAGAACGCAAATGTGGGAATTAAAATAGATAACTCTGCCTTTGAAAAGCTTATTAAGATGACTGAAAACAGGATGTCGTTAACTGGTAAAATAAGAAAATTGGACTCTAAATTCAACACCAATGATAACAATAACTAAGAATCCGAGTGATCACAATAGCGTGTATAAATCTATAATATTCGTTTGTACAAGTAACGTGTCCGCTGCCTCTCTAATTTTAGAGTGCAAGGTTTATATTTCGTCATCTTTGGCAGTTACTTTGACTGCTAAAAAAGTTGATGGTGTCTTTGAATTTAATTTGAACAATGTTTTAAAGGCTTTCTTGGAGTTTGAATTTGTAAACAATACGGTTGGAACTTATGACGTACCTAAGTCATTAAGACCGTTCTATTGTGTCTTTACGGAGTATTACGACAACTCCATTGGAATACTTAGTACGGGTAGTACAACGACATCAAGTACTTACAAAGCAAACATGATTAATCTTGACTATTATAGTTCAAACCTTGATAGTTTTATCCTAAAAGATACTACATCTAATTTTCTGACAAACGCCCCAAATTATCAATATATTGGAATCAATGAAAAGGCATATTTATATTTCATAACTAATCTAGAGTACGTTGTATTGGTAATTGAAAAATTTGTAGGAAACTCGAATACCGCAACTAATTATTCGGGTTCTATAACCAACGGCTGCGGAGTTTTTATAGTTGAAGTCCCTGCATCCGATGTAGATAAGATGGAAATATGGCTTGAGGATAGTGGAGAAGAAAGAATATCAAAAGTCGTAACTTTTAAAGTTAGGAATCCTTGTAAGGCTTACAGACTTGAGTGGATTAATAACCTTGGCGGACTTGATTGTTTTAACTTTACAGGAAACGTCACAATAAGTAGTGAAACTCAAAAAACCGAAATTGAAAAGTATCTACCCAATAGCCATCAACCCGATTTTCACAAAGTTGGAATACTCCAAAGCAGTACTCAAAAAATGGTAAATGTTTTTAGTGGATTCGTGAGCGAGTTAACAGCAAATTGGTTAGTGGAGTTACAAGCCTCAAAGTCCGTTTGGCTTAATGAAGAAGGAACCCGAAAAGCAATAACAATAAAATCGAGTTCCATTACATCCAAGAGTTCCGGAACTCTGGTTCAACTAAGTTTAAACTTTTCGTTTGAGGCTTTTGATAATTATTAATTATGGCAAACTTACCAAGATTTAAGAATATTCCAGAGCCACCGATTAAAGGCGATGTTAACAGTAGAAATCAAAATTGTTGTATAATAGCTTTAGGATATTTAATAGATGCCTATGAACTCGAAATCATAGTATTTGAAGATCTTAAAGTAGATTCTATTGATGTACACAGAGATATTGAATTAACTATTAAAATCACTACTTTAAAAGTGGTAATAAATGATTTAAAAAGAATCGTCATCCAAAAAAATCAATAATGATAAAACCTTTAAAAACCGAAGCGAGTACAGACTATTTAAGCAATGATAAAACATTTGGAAATGATTTGTTAGAATCCGCAATTAAAGTTGCCGTTGATGCTTACATGGTAGTATTTAAGAAGAAATTACTCGAATCTTTGTCTAAACTTGGATTCTTATTTGAAAATGAATTTGAATTTGAAGATTTTTGTTCCAACAGGGTAGGGAGGGTAGAATATGAAGATAAACTTAAAGTAGATTATTTTCTGGACTATGAACCACAGAAACCCGACTGCATTTTATTAATGACAACGGAAGAAAAAAGTGTTCAAATAAAACAACTCGAATCCTCAAACGGAATTATTTATAATGTTTTAATCGGATAAAATCTAAAAATGAATAACACACGCCTTTATATTAATAATGAATTACTCGATGTTTCCAAAAGCATTGAAACCCTATTCGATTATTCCGTAATTGACATTAGAAACACGAAAGAACGTTCTAATGCGGTTTCCTATTTAATCGAGTTGGATGCAACGGATAAAGTAAGACGTGTGTTTGGGTTTCCAGATTATATTACCTCAAAAGATGCCATCCGACTATCCAAAAAATATACCGCAAGGCTTGAGAGTTCTAGTACCTTAATTTCTGGTAGAGTAAAGTTTTCAAAAGTTAAGATAGTTGATAATAAAACAGTATTCGAGTTCTATATAATTGGGAATAGTGGTAATTGGGCAAACGATTTAATCGAGTTAATGCTTTGGGACTTGGACTTTTGGGACTACTCGCATCCGTGGACCCAAACAAGCCAAGAGTCTGCTGAAGTTCCAAACGCCATTAAACCTTACATTTATCCTGTGATAAATAGTGACTTTTTAGGCGTTTTTTACGTTCACAAAGCTATTCTAGCAAACTCCAATAAAACAGAATTTATAATCAATGGAGAAGTATTCCCGAATGACTTTTCCAATAAAGATATATTGATTTTTAGATTTGAAGAAGACACCTATAATATTTTAGAGAACTCATTTACTGTCACCAATGACTATGATGGTAAAGGAAACTCTAAAATATTATGTGATAACATTCAATTTGTAGCAGATGGATATGGGTATATTGAAATAGTTGGCAGAAACAACAGATTAAGAGTTACGGACAGGTACCCTGTTATAAACGTTGCTGAAGTATTCCAGAGAATCTTTTTAGGCATCGGTTTCAAGATAGAATCTAATTTCTTGAATAATATACTATCTAAAAAATACATCGCTCATGAGCAATTTACAGGCTTTGATGGTCAACTAAGATTTGAAGATAATTTCAAATTTAGAGCAGGTATTAATGAAGATAAAGTCGTTTCCAATGGAACATCAAGTACGGCCGAGTATATTATAGAATTTGACAATGTAGATTATCAAACCAATTTTGACAACACTAATTCCTTTGAAGTATCGAATCATCTTTACAACCCGAGGGCAGCCTTAACACAGACTTTCTACTTCGCTTTAAGGTTTACTGTCACCAAATCAATGGTGTTACAATTCTTTGTAGTTGTTGAGGATGCCTCTGGAAATAAGTCATATCAAAATGGAGTTGGCACGGCTACTTATACAGGAACCCACTACATTGAAACGACTACATTTTCCTACATGGAAATTCCAATAACCTCAAAGGTCTATATTATAGTTAGATACTTGTCATCCGATGGAGATATAACATTTCTGAAGGGTGCTTGTCGGTTTGAGAATAGATTGAGATTTATTCCAAAGAGCGAAGGAGATACCATCCATCTAATGCGATTCTTACCACAATGGTCACAACTCGAATTTATAACTTCTATAATTAGGAACTTTGAATTAATCGTTATGACAGACTTGGAGAAACGTGTTATATACATAGAAGATTACGACAAGTTTTACGACTACTCAAATGTTATAAGTTGGGAAGATAAAGTGGACGCAAGTAAGGAACTTGAAATATTCGAGATAATGGATGAGAAGGGAAAAAATACTCGATATAAGTATAAACAGGATGACAATGATTTTCAACTTACTTACTTAAAAAATATTTTCAATATCGACTATGGCAGTTCCGTAGTTTCAAACAATAGCCAATTTAAGGGAAAGGAAACTGATGAGATAGAATTTGATTTTTCAGCTACATTTATGGACTTTATTGGACAAATTGGATTGAATGAGCTGAAGCTTCCGAAAATTCGATTAATTGAAAAGTTTGAAGGTCATGGAGTAAGAATCCTTCATTATGATGGCTTAAAGACATTGTCATCCGATACTTGGAAACAAGGCAGTACGACACGAACTAATGTACCACATTTATTCTTCTTCGATGACGAAAATGTAAACATGAATAGTTTAAATATGGATGACCAAGTTAATTGTGTCGGATTGGTAACTAAACATTTTCAGCAGTTCATAAATGAAGTAGAACAAAGCAAATTGCTTTCTGGGTACATATACTTTAGTCCTTATGACATCGCTGGTTTCAATAATGTTAATTCATTAAGGAGAGATTATAGGAGTATCTACAAAATAAGATTAAGAAATGAATTAATTTTGGCACGGATTAATAAAATATCAAAGTACGACCCTAATGATGTAGGTTCGACTTATACGGAGTTTGTACAAATCTTATCAAAAAGATTCTTACCAATTTATCAAATACCGATTTTTGAATTTTATGAAATTACGTCTTCATTCAATTTAGAGGCAGAAGAACTTACAATTACAGTTAAGGTTAAAAATATTGGTGGAGTGACTGGTACAACTTCTGTTTCCTTTAATTATAGAGGCACCGAACAAACAGAATCCAAACAACTATATTCGGGTGAAATTGACACCTTGAGTGTTACTTTTGAAGTTACGGCAATCGTATTTGGTGGAGGTCTTACAATTAATGTGAGCAGCCTACCCGGACGTGTGGAATGGATTTATTTTGGCAAAGACTTTGTCAAATCTTACTTTTTTCAGTACTAAAAATAATAATATGGCAAACAAGACAATTGCTTTTGAAATAGAAGTACTTGGTCATTCAAAAACAGTCGAGAATATTGCCAAGGTAGAAGTAGCCTTGGCAAAAACATCCAAGGCGAAATCCGATTTAAAAAAGGAAATCAAGTCAGCAGATAAGGTCATAAGCCAATATGACGACAACCTCAAAAAACTAACGGATTCTTATAAGGAATCCAACTCTAATTTAAAGTTATACGCCGATGCTCAAAGGAAAGTGGAGAAGCGTGTAAGAGATGGCAAAATGACAACTACCGAAGCGGACTCTGCACTGTTTAAGCTATCCAAAAGATTAAAGTCCAATATTGTATCGGAACAACAATATAATAAGGCTGTGAAGGCTTTGAACGACAGCAGAGATAAATCTAATCTCATTCTGTCCAAAGAAGAAACACAATTAAAAAAAATAATTGCAGAAACAAAGGTCTTACAGAATCAAAAAAAGTCACTAAACAAGGCTTTAAACGATGAGAGTAAGGCTTTGGAGAAAAATGTAGGCTCGATGTCGCATTTTCGAGTTGAAGTAAAGAATCTTCAAGATGAATTGGATGGTCATGTGAAAGGAATTTCCATAACAAATAAGGCATATGACGAACTTTACAAAAAAGTTGGGGAAGGCAAAAAGAAAATAGTGGATTTTGATCAGGGTTTAAACGACGGAAGGTCAAACGTGGGAAGGTACAAAGACAGTTTGATGAACTTGGCTGGTGGCTTTGGTGACTTTGGCGGTTTAATTTCTGGACTTGGCAAAGGTGCTGCAACGGGTGCTATATTTGGGGCAATTGCTACTGGTGCCGTGGCAGCGGCAGTTAAGGTGAATGAATTGGTTTCCGAGTTTTCAGTATTTCGTGATAAAGTAGCTTTGTTAAGTAACGCCACAGGAGATGAATTGGATAAAATTGTGGTCCAAGTGGATAAAATTGCCAACACGTATGGTAAGGAACAGGATGAACTATTGGAAGCTACCAAAAACTTTTCATTGCAATATGGAATATCTTTTTTAGAGGCATCGGAATTAATTGAGGGTGGCTTTCAAGGCGGTGCCGATGCGAGTGGTAAGTTTTTGGATTTGGTAAAGGAGTACCCATCGCAATTTAAAAATGCGGGTCTGTCTGCAAAGGATTTTATAGATGCCGCAACTGCTAATGAACTCTTAGGATTTTATAATGACAAAGGAGTTGACGCAATAAAGGAGTTTGGACTTTCTGTCACCGAACAAAGTAAGACAACTGAAGATGCATTCCAAAAAGCTTTTGGAGTAGAATACGCAGATAAATTCTTCAAAGACATCAATGATGGAACCGTGTCTGTGGGGAGTAGTATAGAAGTTTTTGTTAAAAAGATTCGAGATTCTAATCTACCAATTAAAGAACAACAGACTTTAATTGCAGACGTGTTCAAAGGTGCTGGTGAGGATGCCGCAATCCTTTCTGAAGTCGGTCTTCAGTATCTTGAAACCGTAACTGATATGCGTAATGGTACTAAAGAATTGACAGTCGAACAACAGGCATATTTGGACAGAACCAATAATTTAGCGGATGCCAACGAACGACTATCTACTGCTAAAAATGAATTGACTAAATTACTGGCAGACGAGAGCGGTGCTTTTAACGTTTTGCAGACCGAGGCACAAGCCTTTTTAATAGAAACCCTCAATGAATTGATAGTCGCATTTTCGCCTGTCATTGAAACTTTTAAGGAGTTGTTTAGTAGCCTTGGCGAGTATTACTCAATGCTATTCGATACGGGAGAAGCTACGGAGGGTGTATCGGATGAAGGCAGTATAATGGCAGAAGTTTTTGATGTAGTTGCTGGGGTGCTTACTTTTGTTGTGGATGTATTGACAAACGTTGTAGATGCCGTGTTGTGGGGAATTAAAAACATAGATCTATTATCATTTGCATTTGATTTGTTAAGAAATTATGTCCAAAATTGGATGAACCTTCTCAAAAATCTACCCAATATTTTAAATGGTGTAATTGCTGGTGCTACTCAAATGAAGGACAATCTTATAAACGCCTTTAAGGATATTTTACTACAGATGGAAATCTTAAAACTGGAGGCAGAAAAACTTAATCCCTTTGGTAAGACGAGTGAAAATTTAGATAAAGAAATACTAAAACTAAAGGCAAAAAGAGTAGATATATTGCGTTCGGGCAAAAGTGTTGGCGAGGCATTTAAAGAAGGGTTCACTGGTAGTATAGATGACTTGGAAACTGAAAAGGCAGTTAGCAAGGCGAGTGCGGATGCGGCTGCAAAAGCTAAAGAGGATGCGGCAAAAGCCGAAGTTATGGAACAGAAGGCGATGGAAAAAGCCAAACTTACCAAAGCCGAAAATGAGAAGGCAGCGAAGGCAGCTGAAAAGAAAGCGAAGGCAGCTGAAAAGGAGGCTGAAAAACTTAAAAAAGAACAGGAGAAGAAAGCAGAAGAAAAGATTAAGGCAGCTGAAAAATTGGCGAGTGAATTACAAAAAATACAAAGAAAGGCAACAGAAGAAGAGTTAAAAAACCTCGAAGATGGAATAATAAAGGACAAGAAATTAAAACAAGATAGATTCTCAAACGATATTGAAGACTTGAAACTCCAATTAATCAATAAGGAATCACTATCTAAAAATGAGATCCTTTTTAACGAGTCAATTAATAAAATAATTGAGCAACGTGAAATAGAACATTCTAGCAACCTTTCTGACATTGATGAAAAATATGCTTTGAAGTCTAAAGCGGAAACAGAAAATTCTTATAAATTCAAAGCAGATAAACTGGATGACGAACTTGCCATTCAAAACAATTTTGCCCAACTTACAATAGTTGGGGAAGAAGAGTTGGCGGAAGCTAAAAAGAAAATTGCTTTAGATATTGCCAATCAAAAGTTAAAACTAATAAGAGCCGAGTTGGAATCTACAGGAGTATTGAATGAAGACCAATTAAGCCAACTGAAAAAATTGCAGTCCGAAATTCAATCCTTACAGGCACCTGTTAAGGCTACAGGATTCGTAAACAAAGCGAATGACTTTAGACAGGATTCGGGAACTGCTATCAATACAGGCATTGGTAACTTGTTTGGTACGGATGAAGAAGGTGGTCAGCAAGTCAAAGATGCCGCAATTGGATTGGCAAATGACGTGTTTAATGGAATATCGGATGCAAAGGCTGCCCAAATTCAAAGCCAATTACAACAGGACTTGGAATATTACAAGAGTCGTGCAGAAATGGAGTTACAGACTTTGGATGCTCAAAAAGCAGCTGGATTAATTACTGAAGAAGAATACTCCAAAGGTAAGGAAGACATAGAAACCAGAGCCAGAGTGCAGTCCGAGAAAGCTAGTGAAATAGCACTCGAAAAGGACAAGAAGTTAAAAAAACGAATGGCGGTAATAAATGCAGCGGCAGCCATTCTTACTGTATTGGCGACTACTCCATTTCCAGCTTCGCTTTTTGCAGCGGCAGCCATTGGAGTAAAGGCGGCTTTTGAAGTTGCGGCAATTGACAAAGCAGAAAAAGGTATGTACTTAGATACAGGTCGTCTTCATAGCGAAGGTGGAGAATTAATCGAAATTGAAAAGGGGGAGGCAGTAATAAACCGAAAAGCTTTGGCATCAAAAGAAAGATTAAATCTAACAGGTACTCCATTACAAATTGCAGATTCTTTAAACACTTACAAGGGTACAGGACGGAGTTTTTTGAAGGGTGCTGGAATAAAAGCCGTGGGAGGTAGATTACCAACTTTGGCAAATGGTGGCTTTAGTGGTAAGTTGCCAACTTCATTAACGCCACCATTTGTTCAACAACAGCAGATGAATAACAATAACATGAACAAATTTGGAGAGATGCTATCCGATAGAATTACTAAAGCGATTAATGATAAAAAAGTAATTGTGACGACTAAAGACATAATTGCAAAAACGGATGAGGTAGAACAGGTAAAAATAAATTCTACATGGCTTTAGAAACAAAGTATAAATCAATACTAACTGCCGCATCCTATGTACTTGGAGTAGAAATAAATGATGTTTCGCAATTATCGGACAGTCAATTGATATTCTTTAGTAGTCTGTCAAAATACGAGTTGAACCGTACCTTCATTCAGTCAGAGATTCTTCAAGGGCGATTTTATACGGAAATAGCTAATAAGTATAATGTGAGTAAAGAACACGTTAAGGATGTCGCAAATAGGCTTAAAAAGTAGTTTAAAAGTGGATGTTCATCCAATAAAGTAAAAATTTAGCCAACAATAATTACGTTGGCTAAAATAAACACTTTAAAAATCGAATATTCAAAGGTATATTATTGTGTTTATTTTCGCAATATAATGTGGGAATAATTAAAAAAGGAGTGCAAACGTGCCTACTTAAATCAATATGCTTTTTTAGTGTGGGCGTATATTATCATATTTGTAAAACATTTTATAAAGTTCAATATCGAAAATTAATGAATAACGATACTAAAGGCAGTAGAAATGCAACCGCATTAGGGGTGAAAAATAAGAGGCTCGAAATTTCTGCAAACTTTAAAAAAGCGGAAAAGGCGGAAGGCGATGTAGATGGATTCATATACATAGAAGGCTACGCAAGTACGGACGAAATTGACAGACACGGTGATATAATTCCTCCATCCGCTTGGAATAAAAAAGCCTTGAAAAATTTCCGTGCGAATCCGATTGTATTATTTAATCACTCGCTTGATAAAGTCATTGGAAAAGTCGTGGAACTTTTGGTTGACGAGAAAGGACTTTTTGTAAAATGTGCAATTGACGTTTCAGATGTAGCCGGGCGGAAAATTTCAATGGGTCTGCTTAAAACTTTTTCAATCGGATTCTATCTTTTAGACTTTGACTACTCTCCAGAAAAAGAGGCTTGGATAATTAAAGAATTGGAGTTGTTAGAAGTTTCTGTCGTTTCAATACCAGCAAACCAAGGTGCTACTTTTTCACTTGAAAAGCAGTTGGGAATTAATGAAGTTAAGGAATACAAAAAATCAATCTTAAAAGAGAATACTATGTCAAATGAAATGAGTGTTTGGGACAAATTTTGGGGAAAGGATGTAACTGAAGAGGCAGCAGTTTCCAAATTGGAAAAAATTAGCAACGCCAAAACAGCTTTAGAAGCTAAGGTTTCTGTCTTGGAAACTGAAAAGGCTACATTGGAAAATGAAAAGACCGCCTTGGAACTTGAAAAGACCACATTGCAAACTGAAAAGGCTGCTTTGGAAAATGAAAAGACTGCCTTTGGAACTGAAAAGACTACTTTGGAAACTGAAAAGACCGCTTTGGAAACTGAAAAGGCTGCTTTGGAAACTGAAAAGGCTACATCCTTAACTGAAGTTGCTGCCTTGAAAGTAGAAGTGGATGCTTTGAAAGTCACCATCTCCAAAAACAAAGGATTAAAGAAACAAGTTGCTGGAGGGCAGGATCCGATTGTGAAAAAAGTACGAAAGTACAAAGGAAACGAGGCGGCATCGGAGTTGAATTACAAGGCTTTAATGAGCAGATAAATTCTTGTTTTCAGTTTTCAGTTTAGCTTTTAATATTATAAAGAAAAAAAATAATAAGTCATGGCATTGGAATACAATGGAACTCTGGATTACAGCGGTGAGAATATAGAAGAATTATTCATTCAACCAGCTGAAGTAATGATGTTACCTGAAGGGGTGACAATTTGGACAACTGTGGACAACGCAAAAAACCTAACTTACTTAGGAATTGCGGATGACAATGTTTACAAACGAACTAAAGGCTACATGGGTGGCGACTCTGGTGCTTTAATTCCTGTCAGAATTGTTTGTGAACGTTTCAAAAAAGAAATGTCTTTGGACTTAGATACTTACTTGGATCGAGTTCAAAGAAGATTATTGGCAAACAACCCCGGATTTGACATTGGTGACTTGGATGGTACCGACATCGAAGAGGCAGAAACAGGTATTTTACTTGAGGCGACCATGCGAGGCTTGATAAAGAATATGTGGTTGGGTGATAAGTCAAAGACACACGGTAGCGGTGGCAACTATGTAACTGGTGACTCATCTACTAGTTTTTCAAATGGAGATGGTGACAGACGTTACAACGCAATTGACGGTATTTGGACAGCCATTGTGGCATCGCAAAGTGAAACAGGCGGTGAAAAGGTGAAATTATACGCCTTGACAAACTCGGACGTAAATTCTGACCAGTCATTGAAAGATGACGTGGCACTTGCTTATTTCAAGAAGATGTATCGTAACGCAGACCGTATCTTAAAGTCTATTCCAGCAGTCGAATTGAGAATTTATGCGACTGATGAATTTAGAGAAAATTATGAGGACACGTTATCGGATTCGGACAGCTTGGATTCGAGTCGTACTGCTTTGGTTGATGGTATTGTTCGATTGACATATAAGGGCATTCCAATAGTACCCATGCCGATTGAAACCGCTCTCGAGGCAGACTTTGGAAACAGCAAAAGACACCGTGCGATTTTGTCAACACCTGGTAACTTATTTATGTTGTTTGGTTTGGGAACGCATACGGACGCACGTATTTGGACAAACTTGGATGAAGAGGAAAGACGTTCACGTTTGAATTTCGAGTTTAATGCTGGGTTTATTCATCCGCAATTGATTACAGGGACTTGGGGAGAGAATGCTTAATAAAGATTAGTTAAGAATACTTAGGACTGATTTAATAAATCATTAAGAGGCTTTAGGTGAGATTGCCTAAAGCCTCTTTTTAATATAAAAAAACAATGTTATATTTATTAGCAGGATATTTAAAAAGTGCGGACTGTGGTGCTAGACGTTCTGGGGTCGCAATTATCTACTTAATTCAAGTGGTGGATCTAACGGAATTTACACTCTCTTCTGACTCAAGTGATTGGTCAGCGGTGACTCCTGTTACTGACAAAGTATTTAAAAAATACGAGTTCAAAAAAGGCGAAGCAGAATTATTGATGAACCCAACTCCAGCTAATGGAATCGTGGCTTCAGAAAATTCCATTGAGTTTAATATGGATAAATTGTCTCAACTTTCGAGAGATGCCGTACAGGAAATTTCGGATGCCTCTAATTGTGGTTTAATTGCAATCGTAAAGACCAACCAAGGCGATAATTGGGTATTGGGGTACGACAACTACTTTCAAAAAGAGCACTACTTGGAGTTGACGAGTGGCACAGGTACAAGTGGAAGGGCATTGACAGACCTACAAGGATTTGTTCTTACTTTGGCAAACACGTCACCAGAGTTACCTCGAACGTTTACAGGTTCTGTACCACTTACTTAATAGTAAAATAAAATAAATTTATATGGCAGATGTAACATATAAAATTCCATTAGAAATGCAAGGTTTGAGGGTTTTCGCTCGACCTTGCGAATGGAATAAGTCTGGAGTCTTCTTGTTAGATTCTAATTTGACGCAAAAAGATTTAAGATATTTAAAAGAAGTTATTGGCTACCCAATAGAAGTAGTCAAGAAACCTATCGTTCAAAAAAAGAAAAAAGTAGATGCGGCAAAAGACAAAGACATTTCAGATTAATAGTTCTAAAGTCCCCGTTGCAACGCCAGATTCTCTAATTTCTGAACGGCTTATAAAAAGGTTTGGAGTAATTCCTTTTGGGTCTGATAATCTTTTCCCACAAGCCATTGCGGCTTTAAACAGGAAAAGTGGAGTTCATAGAGGTATATTAAATAAGAAGATGAACTTCATTGGCGGACATGGTTTTCGTACTGAAGACGAAAACCTATTCGAGTGGACTAAAAATGTAAATTCGAGTGGTCAAAGTTTGACAGAGGTTTTAAGGAATCTAATTTTAGATAGGTTATCGGATGGTAACGCCTACTTGGAATTTATAACGAATAGTAATAATGAATTTCTGAACCTTGAGCACCATGACCACACGACAGTAAGAATTTCTGAAGATAAATTGGGCTTTGTAATAAAAGCAAACTGGAGAGATAAAAGAAGCTTACCAGAGTACTTACCAAAATTCCCTTATGTATCGGATGCGAATAGTGATGGAATAATTAGGACTATGGTTCATATTAAGAGTTATGAACCCGAGTTTGTTAATTATGGCATAATGGATTGGGTAGCTGGTTTGGATGCCTCAGCGATAGCATATAAGACAAACAGATGGAATATCGCAAGGCTTGATAATAGTTTTCAGTCAAGTGGAATAATGATGGTGTCTGGAGAGTTTGAAAGCGAAGAGGCAAGTTTGGAACTAAAAAACGAACTTGAGGCAGAGTATAGTGGAGAAGATATGCAGGGGAAAGTCGTCTTCATAGTTTCGGACTTGGATGGTAAGCAATCTAAATTTATCCCTATTGAACAAAAGTTTGAAGGTGATTGGCATAAAATGTCTGAAGAAGCAATTAGGGAGTTAATATCGGCTCATAGTTGGTACCGCTCTTTGATGTCGTTAGGTGACTCAAATGGATTCGATAAGGACAAGATTCTTAATGAATACAACATGGCTTTGCTAGATACCATACTGCCAGAACAAAATTTGATGTTAAGTCCAATTAAACTTGCGTTGAATACTATTTTAGGCATTGATGCAACCAATTTGACCTTTATAAATAAGTCACCAGTAAAGTCAGAACTTGATAAATTCCTTAAAGTTTGGGAAGCTAGAGCAGAGCGAGGTTTGCCTTATGATGAAGAAGATGAAATGCAAAAGAAATTCTTATTTGAAGTTATGTAAAAACAAAGTCAATGGTTCTATTAATTACGGCAGATGAGATAGTGACATTATCTTTTATCGAAGGCAGAAATTTTAACAGTGCAAAGATTCAAGATAGTGAAATTCTGACTACTCAATATGAGTGGATTCGACCAATATTAGGAAAGGATTTTTACAACTTACTTTTAGTCGAAGTTGGGACAGAAAACTTGTCATCCGAAAATACTACTCTATTGGATGACTTTATCAAGCCTTGCCTTGCTTATTATGTAAAATATAGAATACTGCCTAAATTGATGTTACAACTTACCAACAAAGGCGGACAGAAGGCGAACAGCGAGTATTCGGAAACTATTACCTCTGGTGAAAGGAATGAGAAGAGAGATTCGGAAAAGTTGACAGCAGATGGACTTAGGACTATCTTAGTGGACTTTTTAAACGATAATGAGAATGACTATCCATTGTTTGAACAAACCTATCAAAAAGGTAAGAAGTCAACCCGGGGAGGATTCATTTTAAGGAAAAGGAATTTAATCAAAAGGCGATGCAATTGCGGCAATGGTAATTGTAACGTCTGCAATCAAAATGATGAATGTTATGATTACTAAAATAGAAAAGACTAAAAAGGGTAATTTGCTTTTGAGAAATGCGAGTGACATTATTTTATATATTTTGCCTCCCCACCCAATTTTACTTCCAAAAGTTGGTACGGTAGATACAATATCTATTTGTGAAAGTTTGGGACATAGAAATAATGTGGATGTTAAGGCATCGGATATTACACACTTCAACGGAGTCGCAAAAACTTTCACTACTCAAGAACTTTTAAGCAAGTTGGAAACTGTCCAAAGGGTTGGTCTTTTTGGTGATTACGTGGATTCTTATACGGATTCAAGGTTTCAATTACAACAGGATTACGTGGAACCGTCTGAAATACAAATGATAAAAACAACCATAACAGGCAGTCAAATTTTAAGAGAATTTTATTTAACTAAAGTTGAAGATTTATCACAAATTTCTACACTTTGGACAAATAGAGATTCTGACATTTATGATAATTTGATAAATTTATAGGATGAGAAAATCACCATTTACATTCCGAAATAACAAGCTTCCCGAGTCTATCTTATCAAGGTATCGGATGCAAAAGTTGGGGAAGGTTTCTGAAAAATATTGGGAAGATGAAGTTGGCGATTATCATGGAATCCAACACGAAAAATACGTTTATGATTTTGATGGGGTAGATAGTATCTTGTCTTTAGGTTCGGGATTAGTAATAAGTGGGGAGTTTGAAGTAAATGTAGTTTTTAGAATTACAACAGACCCATCTGACTTAGCTTATTTATTTACGTCTGGAGGAATTTTAGATAGTTTGTTTGTCTTAAATAGTGGTCTTTTTATGCGACTAGGGGGTATTCAAATAACTACAAACATAGCAGTAATTGTAGATGAGTGGCAATCGCTAAAAATAACTAGGGGTTCGGACAATGTAGTTAAGGTATATTCAAACAACTTATTAACGGCATCTTCTGTAAAAACAGCCGATTTAAAAATTAGTCAAATAGGCGGACTAACCTCTTCAAACGCTTACTTAGAAATGGAACTCGCTAAATTTACAGTGAGTAACGGAATTGATACTTTATTAAATTACAATTGCGAAGAGCAAGTTGGTACAATTGCTTTCGATAGTTCGGGAGAAAAAAATCATGGTGCTTTTGTTGGCGGTGTGACACATACAACGGCTAAAGTAATGCCGCAGCCGTTTTTGAAATCTTTTTATAATTTTGATGGAACAGATGGTTATTTAGAATCGGATGATGTACTTAACGGAACAGTTACTGATTTTGATATTAGCTTTTCAATGAAAACCTCAGACACAGACGGATTTGTATTGGGAAGTTTTAAAGGTGCTACTGCTCAGCGTTCATTATTTGTTGGTACTTATAATGGCAATTTTCAAATAATTTTAAATGCTATTGGGCAGAGTTGGGGTAACTATACCCAAAATTACGATGATGCTAATATTGTTAATTCAGAATGGTCAAATTACAGAATTGTATTCGATGGGACTATTCTAAATTTTTATCAAAATGGTATTTTAAAGACTCCAGATTCAACAAGTGGTAATATACCGTCTTCTATTTACGATAATAGTATTCCCTTTTCGATTGGCGGACGGACGGGGTACACCACAAATTGTATGGAAATGCAACTTTCAGATTTTGTTGTAAAAAGTGGTGGTGTTACTTTGCTTCATGCACGTTTAAATGAAGGTCATGGAACAGTAGCATACGATTCTTCGGGAAATGACAACCATTTAGATTTTATTGGTGGCATTACGCACGTAGATATAGCTTCGACTTATTCTAATGAAGCGTATAGTGCTGTCACTTCATTGCAAGGTAATGCCCATTATAGTTGTGGCACGGTAACTATTGGCTCTAATGTGACGTGGGAAGCGGAAGTTGATATTGTTATAAATAAATTCGTAGATTACATAACACCTTTTGGTTTTGGTGACTTTGCATCGGGTATAGGTATGTTTATAAACTATACAGCCGATTTAAGAGCATTTTCTAAAGATCAAGGTGGGAATTTCACTAGAGTAGTGCAAGATGTTATTAATAAGCTAACTAAATTTACGTATGGTTTTAACGGAACTGATTTATACGTAAACGTAAATGGAATTCGTGTATCTACTCTTGTTCCTACAACAAGTCAGTCAAATTCTAGGACAGGAAATTTAGAAATTAACCAACAAACTTTAAGTCGAAATGGATTGAATGTAAAAAATGTCAAATTCACTATAAATAATGTTTTAGTTCGTCATTATCAAAACATAGTTCCAAGTGCAACACTAATCGACTTGACAGGCAACGAGAATGCTACCGCAACAAACGGACAAGGTGATTTGGTTATCATACCAACTTCTGCTGAAAATCAAAGTAAAGATATTTTTGGTGAGCCGTTAAACTTTGCAGCCGAAGTTAAAAAGGTTTTGTCCGTTAATCATACAAATGAATTTGGGTATAGCAATGGCGTAAATATGTTAAAATATAGCGAAGATTTTACAGCCAGAATCCCTGGCTCAGGTTGGTATAATCAAACTGTAAATGGTGGAAATGCTGCTTTAGTAACTAATGATTATGCTAATGACCCAAATGGAAATAACACTGCAAAAAGACTTCAAGCTTCTTTTTCAAACACAGGAGGAGATGATATTTCTTTAGTTAATCAGATTTTAACTACATACATATCAAACCAACAAGTTGTTTTTTCGATTTGGATAAAGTCTAATACTGCGTCTAATCAAACTGTTTTAATTCGTGTAGGTAATGAGCCAAATACATTTACAGCAAACCAAACGTGGCAAAAAATAGAAAGTTTATCTGATGGAGCACAGAATGTTATAGTTAAAATAGGACTAAGAAGGCTTATTAAAGCTTCTCAAACCTCATTAGATATATTGATTTGGCAACCACAATTACAGGCAGGTTTAACTTCTACTCCTTACCAGAAAACAGGAGTTGATAGTAATATAGGCGTAATTATACCTTGTGACGAAGCCAACATTACAAAAGATGTACTAGGAAACGACTTACAGTTTTCGGGACAGGTGGCGAGTGATATGGAGTTATTAAACAGTAATTGCATTGAACTGGACGGCACGGACGGTTACGCAACTTCAATAGACCTTGGTGTAAACAAGTTAGTTGATGAAGTAGAATTTTTCGCTTACAGTGCAACTGAAATTACAGGTTCTTCTTCGCCAAAGTGGGTTTTAGGTACATATACTCAACAAAATGTTCCGTATCGAGGTCTAATATTTGGCAATTTTGGCGGTGCTTTGACAGGTCAAGTTTTTTCAGTTGGAAATGACGGAAGAAGAACAGCGTCAAACGAAAATATTTCAGCAGGAACACATTTTTATAAAGTAGTTTGGAATAATGATATTACAGATTATGATATTTATATTGATGGTAATAAAAAAAGCACAATAAATGACAGAGGAACGGCTATAAAATTGAACGTTCGTAAGTTTTGGGTTGGTTGTAGGTCTGCAATTGAAAACTACTTTGAGGGAAAAATATTTGGTCTAAAAATTACATCGGGTGCAGAAGTTATTGAATTTCCAATTTCCGAGGGCAACGGCACAACGTCCTATCAAAAAGAAAACCAAGCGGGAGATATTAGTTGGTTTGGAGGTGCGACTTGGGCAACTCAAGATTCGTTTCACCATAACATTAATGAAGGCTTTAATTTTGCACCTTATTTTGATGGGCTTACAAGTAAAGTTGTTTTTGATTCTTTTGATTTAAGGAACGCCACTTTTAGAATGAAGTTTATATATAATGAAAATGCTCCAGAAGCACAAATAATCTCTTTATATGATAATAGCAATTCAGCAAGAATATTGAATGCTACTATGAATGTAACGTTAGGTGGTGCTAACAACGATTTTGTTATACAGTTAAGAGATTTATCACAGAATAATTTAGGAAGTGCTGCTTGGAATGGATTACTTACAGGAGAAGTATATGAATTAGTAGTTAAATTTGATAGTACAGCAGATGATTTTGTTATAAAAACTTTAAATGGTGTAACTTCTACAATTACTACAGTTATTAGTAGAGGTGCAGGTACACAAACAGCTGATACATTCTATTTAGGAATTAGAATCGCAGGTGCTTTTCCATTTAATGGTACAATATTTAGTTGCGAAATCGTTGGTTTACATAAATGGGAAGGCATAAATAATTGGGTCGATTCTATTGGAAATAATAATGGCATTGTAACGAATCCATTAACCGTAAAACTGCCTTTCAAAATTGGTGGAAAATTTACGAACCCTCCGTGCAAAGGTCTTAACGGAGCAGAAACAGAATTACGGCAAACTGTCTTTAGAGAAGGCTTGGCAGCTTCACAATTGCATTTTGACGCATCCGATTTGTCAAGTAATGTAATTGGATATGAAGAGATTATAAACAGCTCTAGCGAAGTCTTTATTGACGAAGGATTGAATAACAAAAGCAACGTTGAAACATTTATAAATTTTGAACACGTAACTTTATCAAATAGAAAGGAACATGGACTACGTAGTAATAAAAATTCCAAGTATTGAATTGTTAACGAATCAATTGATAATTAATTTATCAAGTAAGAGTCTAAGTCTGGGTGCGAGGGTTGAAGGTTCAGAAGGTGGAGTCACGACTTATGGCAATATAGGCAATCATGGTTTGACTTACTCGATCCTAACTTACTCGGTTGTTAAGGACATAATAGATTTGGGTGGCAACGTATTAAATTATAGAAGCTTCATAGAAGTTGATTTGGATGCAAACGTGCCAAGTTATATTCGTGAATTTGAGGTTATTGATGAAGACGGTGAAACTATCAATTTATCTTGGGGAGATTGGGTTCATACAAACCAACCCCCGGCTTTAATTGATGGAAAGTATTACATTTCTGGGTACGGCCGTTATGCTGGTTTTTCTTCTTTAGATAAGCCTAAAATGCATCTTGATGGAATAGAGTTGTGTTCTCTAATTGCAGATGGGTACAACGTTTTGAACAAAGACCAATTTATCACATTAAAAGAGTCACAAGATTCTTAATATGGACTTATTTAATTTTATCGAAAGCCAAGTAGGAAACGAATTTTTCTTGCTTGGTTTATTTTATATGCTTATTGTATCGCTTACAAAAATAGTTTATGACAATAATCAAAAGGGGCAATCTACAAAAATTGCAGACTTGGTACTGCTATTTTCGATGGTTCTAATTTTGTTATTCGTATTCATTTTTGGTCATCCGTTCTCGATTTTTTTTAAGTCATTCGTCGCTCTTTCTTGTACGAGGTTTTGGTATACAGGATTGAAATATATAGAAAAGTTGTATATGTATATTTTAGATTACATTTATAGGGAGATGTAAAATAGGGTAGATAAGCATATCAAAAAAAGAACCTAAAAAACAACCTAAAAATTATGAGTGAATTTGATTTGTTAATGAAGATTTTTGGCAGCCTTGCGGCAACGGTTGCCGTAATAGTTGGAATATATAAGGCACTTAGTTTATTTAAGAACGACAAAGCCACAAGTGCTAATGAAGTAACTGATAAGCTACTTAATGACCTTCTGTTATTGCGTGAAAACTTTGCAAATTTTAGTAAAGAAACACATGAATTGAATACTTCTCAAAATATAAAAATTCGAGAATTAGAAAAATGTAAGGATGAGCTCAAATTGAATAATGAAGAATTAACAGATAAGGTACGTTTGTTGGAACAGGAACTCGAAATATTAAAAAATGCAGACAAAAATAGGTGATGTAATTTCGGACTTTAATAATGAGATATTTATTGAAAGAGAAAAAATTGCAAGGTTGAAGCAATGCAATGACTTCATTTGGAATCCTTATGGAGAGGCAGCGGAGTGGTGTAATTTGAAGTCCTACTCTAAAGCTATGGAAACGAAATCTTGTCTTTTCCGTTCTAAAGACAATTACAAGATGGAATCTCATATACACAGGAATAGTTATGAACGTGTGACGGTAGAAACAGAAGCTTGTGAATTAATTTTATTCTTAATAACTGGTGAACAAATTTCTATGAAGTATAACGATACTTTTGTAATACCGAAAGGAGTTTTTCACATTTTGTGGATTAAAACGGCAGGCACTTTGAAGTTGGACTTTGATAATGGAATAGATTTAATTAACCATTTTAAATGATGAATTATGTTTCTTAGGGTGATAGAAATAGCAGGAAAGGGGTATAATCTTTTAAAGATTATTGGAGTATTAATCTTAATTTTACTTTCTGCTTTTTTAGTAATTCGATTTTTTTGGAAATCGAGTATTAAGAAGGCATCCTTTAGGACGGAAGAACGTTTGACTAAAGAGTTTAACTTGGAAACTTTGAAGAATTTAGAGTCTTTCAAGGTGAGTGTAAAAGGACTAAAGACTTCAACCGGGTTGGATAGTGCCACAATATCAAATTTGCGAGTCAATTTAAAGGCTTACAAGGCTCAAAATGCTAAATTGATATATAGTGTGGAAAAATTAAATAGGACTCGTCAAGCGGAGAGGCTTGAGGGTCAACAGCGATTTGAGGCATTGAAACTGAAGTGGATGCAATTACAATCTAAATTAGATTTAAAAAGGGATTCACTTATAAATGAAATCAAATTTTTTGAAGGTCAAAAAATGGAATGATGAGAATGAAAATTGTAATTGTGTTATTACTTGGCGTATTGGTGTGTAATTTAGCCGTAGGTCAAAGGATAAATGAAAATGCGGTAAACTATAAAGAATCTTGTGCGGATTACGTGAGAGGCACGGAGAACGTTCCGAAGTTATATTCTGAAGTAATAAGCACAGGTAGTTACTTGTACTTTAGTGGTAGATACATAGGTGCGAGTAATTCTGACACAGTAGTTTTTCTGCAAAGTGGAAATATTTTATCGAGTAGAGAATATTCCCTTTACACGAATCTTAAAAGGGAGTTTATTTCTGGGTATAGGAATCAATTTTCGGACAGCCTCATCCAAATTTTAAACATCCAACTCGAAAAGGAGAAGCAATTTTCGGACAGCCTACTTAAAAAGTTAGAAGGATTAAAGGTTGCTAATCTTTTTTATGTGCAAAGTACTGAAGGCGACATAAGGGAAATGGAAATTAATAATGGAAATTTGAAAATCATTGTCAAGGCTCTAGCCGATGACGTAAATGATAAAGATTTAATAATTAAAGGTTTCCAAGCGGATGCGGCAAAGGATGCGGCAAAGGCTAAAAAAGCGATTAAAAAAGTAAAGAGAAGGAATCGTGTGATAATTGGTTTGTCAACTGCAATATCGGCTTATATTGGATATTTGGTTTTATCAAAATAGTAAGAGAGTACTCGAAATATTTAAGTACTGTCTTAAAAAGTTTTAAGGACTATCTACCTTGAGCATACTTTCAACTAAAAGTTTAGTTTTGAAACCCGAAAATAATAGTCTAAAAAAAAGAAGTCCCGAATCCTTAATATTGGATTCGGGAACTTCATAAATGCTCATGGAAGTATCTTTCAATTTTCTTCTTTCAATCGGATGAACTCACTCAAGATCCCATTTCCAAGCCTCTTCACCAACTTGTTCTATTGGTAGTCCTAATCCATCAGCATAAAAATCTTTGAACCACACCATACGTAATTTTCCATCGGAGAAGTAAGCTTGTGACTTATCAATGGAACCGCCTAAAAATTTTACAATTGTTACAATTTTCATATTATTGATTTATAGATTTGAATAATTAATTTTCAAAAAAGCAGATTTTTATTTCGGAATTGGAGTTGATCCATTTTTCTTTTTTGGCTCTGCTCAAGCCGTAGTTGATGTTTGTATATTGGCTCTCGAGTCCTTCTTGGTTGCAAAGGCTTTTTAGATTTTTGTAGTACTTTGGTTCGGAAGTATCTTGTATTGAAATTATTTTGTAGAACCGTTTTGGTGTCGCCATTTTTTTAGTTTTGATAGATTATTTGACCATCCAATTTACACACAATATCGTGGCCCGAATAAATTAATTTAGATAACATTTGGTAAAAATTTATACAGGAATCATAAGTAAGAATTTCTGTAAGGTCTGAAATTATAGTAATTGAATATTTCATTGATTATTAATTTTTGAATTTTGAATTAATAGTTATGGCAGAGGCAGTCCGTCTGCCATAACTTTTTTTACAATAGCACTAACTTAAAGGAAACAATCTAAAGCGACCGTCACGGCATCCTTTGGCTATTTTGTCCGTGCCGTAGGTCTTAGGTTTGTTATTGTTAGCATGGTTTGAAGTCAATGTACAGGTGCCTCCACTTTTAGATACTTGAGAGATTTGAAAACGCTCTCCAAGTTTCCTGTCAATTAATATGAAATCCTGTAACGCTAAAGCCGAAGTGGGAGAAACTAAACTGATTGATAAAGCCATAATGTAAAAATTGAAAAATAAAAAGTGAAAAAAAAATTTGGAATTAAGCAGAAGTCATTGGATGACTTCTGCCATAAAAAAAATAATCATTGAAATTCTCATGTTAATTCGATTTTTAATTTGTTTAAAAAAGTTCCTCGTTTCTAA